GGCCGAGGCGCTGACGCGCGAGATAGACGCCGTGGCCTTAGCGCCGCTGGAGGCAGTTGGAATCGGATTGCCGACATCGTTTGAGATTTCGACGTTAGAGACGGTGACGGAACTAACGTCCATCTTCATCTTGCCGTCGTCGGTGACCTGAAGGGCGACGGCGGTGCCGTCCGCTTTCTCGCCCGCCAGGATGTGCGCCGGTAGCGCGGTGCGCGTGTAGGTTGCAGTCATGGCTTACCCTCCGACAGCTATTTGTTTGGACGGCACGCCGCCGACGTTGGCCAAGTTGGCCGAATAAGTCAGGTCGCTCTTGCGGCCCAGGCCCAGCGCGTTGGTGTATTGCTGATAGTGCGCCAGCGCGCGTTGCGCGTTGCCCGCATATTCCGAGTCCTTCGAAAAGGCGCGGTAGCAGACGTAGTCCACAAAAGCCCCGCCGTACAGTTCTTCATAGGACGACAGCTCGGAACTGGCGGTGTAGTCCTCGGGTGCCGACTGATAGATGAGTTCCACGGAGGCGCCGCTGGCCGCCGGGGGATAAACCCAGTACACCGACGGGTTCCGCTCATCCAGCATAAAATGCTTAATCGTTGTCGACGGCGTAATGCTGGTATGCCAGGTTGGGTTTTGCTGATCGAGGAAGCCCCGCTGCGTGACCGTGATCGCGGCCCCGTTGGTATTGCGGGGCACGTCCATCAAACGCAACCCTTTTGTCGGCAACGTTTGTTTCGCGCCCGCCGTCAGCGGCTGCGTTGCCATCGTGGAATAGATGTCAGGGCGCAAAACGGCCAGTTCGCGACGGGCATCGTTCAGCCAATTCAAAAGTTCTGACGCTGGCCATCTCACGTTCGTCAGGTCTTGGATGATCATCGACGAGCGGTCGAGAATGTTCTGTGCGGTCAAGGCCATGAGCGGCTCCTTACAATAGACAATTAAACCCGGTGGAACTGAGCCGTCACGGCGGCTGGTGTGTAGGCCGCAAACGCCTTGGCGCGGACCTTGTTGATGCCCTGCTGGAACCGCTGGCGTCGTTGCAACGCCGCATTAGGCTCGCTCCAGGGGACCGAGACCTGATTCAACAAACGGGCGAGGGCGCCGTCGGCGATGATCTCGCCATACCGCTCAAAGAGTCGGTCATCCCACTCTGTGTCATTGCGCGAGGGGCGTACCGCCAACGTCAGCGTGCCGGTCTCGGCTTCGGTCGGGATCGGGTAAACACGAACCTGGTCCTCGAAGTCCGCCAAGTAATACGCCGGTTTGCCGGTATCCGTGCGCCAGGTATCACCAATCGAATGGCTCAGCACCTCGACGTAAACGGGGTGCAAGGTCCGGTTCCCCAGCGTTGCGCTCAGGACCATGCCGGGCACGCCGGCATCGGATACCACGTCGTAGCTGGCCTTGCCTACCTGGGTCGTCAAGGTGGCGGACTCCACAAACGCTTGCGTCTGCTCGCAGAATTCGATTGCCGCATCGCACACCGCCCGTTCAATCATGGGATCGGGGCAGCCAGGCACACTCGGCCGGACCCAAGGGGCAAAACTCAACCAGGTGGCCATCAGTCAGCCGGCGGGTCTTCAGCCGGTTCTTCGGCTTTGGCGCGGCGCCTGCGCACCACGGGTTCTTCCGGCTCGGCGTCAAGAATTTCGTAAGCGGACGGGTCCTGCTTGAACAGGTATTCGTCGTAGTAGACCGGCGTCGTGTCGCCGTGTTTTTGCATCAACTTGGCCATGCTTGCCTCATGAAGAAGGGGGCGGTGGTGCCGCCCCCATTATACCTACGAGTAGACAGTATCAGAAGTAGACGACTGCGGCGGCCAGGGATTCCGGCTTCACGACCTTGAACCCGTAGACGTTCAGACCCCGGATCAGCGAACCAAAGTCGGACGGGTTCATCATGTTCTCCACCTTGCTGATCTGCGAGGCGNACCAAAGTCGGATGGGTTCATCATGTTCTCCACCTTGCTGATCTGCGAGGCAAAGCACAGGGCCGATTTGTGCCCGGCCAGGATGTAGGTCAGCTTGGCCGTGCCCTCGGTGACAGTCTTCAGCTGGTTGGTGCTGTAGAGCGTCCAGCGGTCGATCTGGCCGAACTTGCCGTTGCGGTACATGGACTCGTCGCCGCCCTGGATCAGGGCAATCGCCTGCGCCGACTGTGCCAGTCGGGTACGGAACAGCGGCGGCACCAGCAGCCAGCGGCCGTCTTCCGGGATGTTGGCCTCGTCCATGACCGCCGACAGGCGGGTGATCAGGTCGAAGGCGTTGACCTCGCCGGAGCTGGCGGTGCCGGAGACCACCTTCAGCGCGTTGGAGCCATTGGTGCCGCCCGCGGCGCCAAGGTTGACCTGGCCGGACTTGGCGCCGGCCGCGGTGCCCTTGTTGGCGTTCTGCGGATCGTTGTAGATCGACTGGAGCACGTCGGCGTCGATGGCGACCTTCAGCTGCTGCGCCGCGGCGTCCGCGAACTCGGCCATGTAGTCCGCCTTGGTCTGGTACTTTTCAACGTCGTTGATCTGGTAGGTGAACTTCTTGGCCCGGTCGATCACCATCTCGACCTTTTCCATGACGGGACGCTCATAGGTAAGCGTATCGCCAATGGTGTAGTTGCCGATGGTGATGGTCGGCGAGTTCATGATGATCACCTTGTCGCCCATGCCGGAGATTTCGCCGGCATAGTCGTTGTTGGCAATCTCCCCGAAGACGGTCGTCGCGTAGAAACGCTTGTTGATTTTCGACGACCAGAGGGTGGGGATAAACCGGAGGGTACCGTCACTCAGGGTACCGAGCTTGGACGCCCCGGTGACCGCTGCGGTGTTACCATTTGCGGTGACCGAACTGTCACCAATATTTGAGTTGTAGCCAATAGCCATTGTGTTAAACCTCGCTATGCGGCGATGCGCCCTTCGGCGACCGCCAGGTCAATGTCGCGCTCAATGGCCCGCTGCTGGTCTATGGGTAGACGGTTGATGTAGCGCGGGTCGAGCAGTTGCTGGATTTCTGCCTGCGAGTAGACACGAGCCTGCGACGACACCGGGGTCGACGCATTACCGACAGGTCTCGGCGTCACCTGCTCTAGCTGGGCGCGAGACGGTTGCGGCGGTTGTGCTACCGCAGGGGGACGACGAGTCCCCAAGAACGTCTGGAACAGGTAAGCAATCCGCTGCACGTCGTGCGCGTGCGCGGCCTGTTCAAGTGCGGCTTGGCGAGGAGCGCCCAGAAGGGGATCGTATTCCTGCAACCACCCCAGCCACGCGGGGTCGGAGTCAACGTCGCGCCAGCCGGGGACGGCGGCGTCAACCTGAGCGAAGAAGCGTTCGTTTTCAGATTGCGCAATCCGCTGTTCCACCAGCTGCTGCGATTGTTTCAATTCGGCAATGCGCCGATCCGCTTCGGCTTGCGCCATCTCGCGGGTAAACTTGACAAGGTCTTCGCCGAACAGCTCGGCCGCTTCCTTGTAGCGGGCATCGAGGTCATGGGATTCCTGGGCGGGCGCCGGTGGCTCGGCGCGGAGGCGGGTTTCCAGTTGCTGTACGGCCTGCGTCAACTCGCGCACCTGCTGGTGCAGGCGGGGGACCTCGGCGTTGTACTTACCCTGGAGCGCCTGGTAGCGCGACTGCCAGGTCTCGGAGTTGGGGTCGTCTTGGGGCTCAAGCGTGCGCGACGGCGGCTCTTGAGGGGTATCCGCCGGCGTTTCCTGCTCCGCGACGGTGTCTTGACCGACGGGTTCCTCGGACGGCGACGCTTCTTGTGTCTGCGCGTAGACACTATCTGGGTCCAGCATGGCCGCAATCTGGCGCTCGATTTCCTCGGCGCGTTCGACTTCTTCCTGGATGGCTTTGGGTAATCTGACGTCGGTCATGCGGGCCTCTCGGGTATCCGGGTGAGTGTGTCTGTGAGTTCTTTTAGGACCACCGCAGCCCCCTGAAACTGGCGCAAGCGAACCTCATCGGTGACCTGCGTCATCAATTCCAGAATTTGGGTGCGATTCGTCGTCAGCCAGAGGATCAGCGCCTGCCCGTTTTCCGTTCGTGCCAGCGTCTGCAAATCCTCCATCAGCCGCGAATCCCGCGAAGGTTTCATCAACATGGCGCGTTATATAGCATACGAATAGACGCTATGTAAATCTGCCTTACCCCAAGTTTGGCTGGTCAAAGGCACTTGCGGCGGGGCGACCGCCAGTTTTGGCAAGGCCCTGCGCCATCCCGGGGGTGGTGTTCTCGCCATTGGGGACCGCCGCCATCTGCTGGGCCATAAACATCTGCTGCATCATTTGCTCGGCCTGAAGGACGTCGCCATCCTTGACGATCTCGTCCGGGTTGAGGCCCAGCAGTTTGGCCTGCTCCTTGAGGATGTTGGCCCGGCCTTCGATGCCGACGATCTGCATGTCGACCGGGTTGGCCGTCAATTGCAGGAACTCGGTGCGACGCAAGGCGATGTTGTCCTTCTGGAGGATCGCTTCCGAACCGCGCACCACAATGCCGATGTCGCCGGCCAGGTGGAGTTGGCCCATCTGCGTGATCAAGTGGATGTGGGTTTTGCGAATAACCGACTCGATCAGGCGATCGACGTTGGCCGTGACGCTCTTGATCAGTTTGCTGGCATTGCCGATCAACATCGAAAGTCCCGAGGCGGTGCGGGCGGCGCCGCCGGTCTTGCCTTCGCCGGTCATGTATTTGGGAATGCCCGAGTATTCGTCCGCCAGGTTGGACGCCGACTCGAAGATGGCCATCAACTCCGCCGCGTTGCTCGGCACATTGAAGAACTCCACCGGTGGCGCCGTGGAGCCGATCGGGTCGGCGACCATCTGCCAGATTTTCCAGGGGTGC